AAATCCAAATCCAATGCAAAGTAAGTCGGCTTTTTTTGAGTCGCTTGTTGCTTATTTTCAAATCGCTGGAAATTCCTACGTTGAGGCTGTGCGCTCTAATCCTAAAGCTCCTCCTATGGAACTATGGCCGCTTCGACCTGATAAAATGCGTATCATACCTGGCACGCTTGGCCTTCCTGCTGCGTTCGAATTTAAAGGCGCATCAGCTTCAAAAATCTACAAGGTCGATCAAATCACAGGCGATTCAAATATCATGCACATGAAAACATTTCACCCCACCGATCCGTGGTATGGAATGTCGCCTATTGAGGCCGCTGTTTATTCTATCGATCAGCATAACGAATCAGGTCGCTGGAATCTTTCTTTATTGCAAAACATGGGAACGCCTTCTGGCGCGCTCGTTGTAAAGCAAGACGCAAATAATCCAAGCGGCGTTCTTCCTGATCCTCAGTTTAAAAATCTTCAAGAGCAAATCGCAAACAAAGTCGCAGGTTCTAAAAATGCCGGACGCGTGATGCTACTTGAGGGCGGTCTTGACTGGCGTCAAATGGGATTTAATGCAAAAGATATGGACTGGATGGAAGGCCGCAAAATGGCAGCTCGTGATGTCGCCTTGGCCTTCGGTATTCCTCCTATTATTCTCAACATCCCAGGCGATTCTACTTTTGCAAATTACAAAGAAGCTCGCCTCTCATTATATGAAGACACAATTATTCCTCTTATGGACATGCTGCGAGATGAGTTAAACCATTGGCTCGTGCCTATGTTCGGCGAAGATTTGCGCCTTGAGTACGACAAAGATTCGATCGAAGCACTCGACGTAAAGCGATCGGAAAAATTTGTTCAAATATCAAGCGCTGGGTTTCTCACTTTTAACGAAAAACGCACCTTGCTTGGTTTCGAACCCGTAGAAGGGGGAGATACTTTGTACATTCCTTCTGGACTTGTTCCGATTGGTGAGCCTGAGGATATGGAAGACACCAGCGACGTAATAGAAGAGCCCGAAACAGAGGACGAGGGGCCAGAAGAACAAGAGCCAGATGATGAGGGAGAAAAAGCGAGTCAAGTAAACCTCCTTACAAGAAACGAAAAGCAGAAATCACTTAAGCAGATCAATGCGCTTCGAGACAAGCTTTATACTGGCATGTATCACGATTTAAAAGAAGACTTTGAAGACCAAGCCAAGGAATTGGGAAAGGCTTTAGCTAATATTGATCCGCGCGTTATGGAATATGCGGCTCTTAACGTGCTTTCTGACTCATCTAAAATCGAAGCCACAATCCGCAAATATTTAAAACGCGCTCTGATTATGTTCGGCGAGCCTGTATTAAATGGTGGAAAAGCAATCGGCATCGGATTTGAAACGAAAACTCGAATCAGATTCCAGCAATTTGTCGACTCGTTTATTGACCAGCATTTGAAAGTGGCAATTACTCATATCGAGGGAACGTCGATTAAAAAAGCGCGACGTATTATTAAAGAAGCTATTGCATCAAGTCAGGAAACTGGTGTTTCGTCTCGTGAGATTGCAAACGAGTTGATGCTAGAAATGTCTGGCTTGTCTAAGTCACGAGCTAATACAATCGCTAGAACTGAAATCGGAATCGCGTCAAATCAAGGCTCGTTGCAAGCTGCTAAGGCGCTCGATATTCCTGATTTACAAAAGGAATGGGTATCAACTCTTGACGATAGAACAAGAGATACAGATCACGCAGACCACGTATCAGTAAATGGTCAGCGCGTGGGATTGGACGAAAAATTCAATGTACAGCCTGATGCTACTATGGACGGCCCAGGAGATCCTTCAGCTCCAGCCGAGCAAATCATTAACTGTCGATGTACCCTCGTGTATGTGCGCGCAGGAAAAACTCTCTTGCCAGTGTTTGAGGAAAAATAAAGATGACTGCTCTAATCGGATTGAAAAACAAGACAGGCCCCAAAGGCGACAAGGGCGATCGAGGCCCACAGGGGCCAAAAGGCGAGCAGGGTGAAAAAGGCGATCAAGGGCCGCGTGGATTTTCCGGCGGCCCTGGCCCTGCGGGTGAAGGTGTTCCTGCTGGTGGAACGACCGGCCAAGTATTAAAAAAATCTTCTAATGCTGATTACGATACCGAGTGGGGAACTGGTGGCGGGGGTGGAGGTACTTGGGGAACTATTACAGGTACATTATCGGATCAAACGGATTTGCAGAGCGCGCTTGATGACAGAGTGCCGTACGTCGGAGCTGTCGCTGATATTGATTTAGGAAACACGCAAAAGGTTACAAATTGCCAAGACCCAGTAAATCCTCAAGACGTTGCAACAAAGAACTACGTTGACACAGAACTAGGATCTTATGTTCCATACACGGGAGCAACGGGTAATGTTGATTTAGGGGTAAATAGTTTAACAGCTAGTGCAGTAGCTACAGATTCACTTGTATCAAATACAAACGGATTAGCTTTTAATCTTGTAAGCGGATTAATTCAAGATTCATTAAGTGCGAATAGTTTAGATGTTGAAACTCGTAAACTTTACGGCACCGATGGGACAACGGTTCAATTGGATTGGTCGCTTGCCACTTACACATTCGGCGTTTATGTCAACACGCTTCAAACTGACAACATTTTCCCTGCAAATAATCCCTGCAAATAATTCTTCAGTATCTTTTGGAAGCGGTGGGGATGTTGATGTTTATCTGCGAGACATTTATTTTTCGAGTAGTGGTGCAAAATTTTACGACTCAAATAACATCAAGTCATTTGAAGCTACAACGTCATACAGACAACTTTATGATTTTGGCGGAAGTTACCCATCGGTCGATTTTGGGAATTACGGTCTATGGAACATTGGGATTTCTAACTCTGTTCCTTTACTTGATTGGTCCAATGCTGCTGGCGGATCAGTTAAGATTTATAATGGTTATTCAAATTATGTTGTTGCTGATTTTACAAACTCACAACTTAATGACTCAAGCAGCGGCGTTCAAACTCTCGATTGGTACAATCGTTATTTGCTAGACAACTATGGCGTTGCGGCGGTTGACTGGAATTACCACACACTCGCGATACTTGGGCAAATCACGGTCGATTGGCAAAATAAATACCTAAGTCACGACGGTGGAGGAGGAGCTGTAAACTCTATAGAGTGGGGTAACTTTAAGTGCAATAATAGTGGTGGATTTCTTTCTGTGGATTATGGAAATCATGCTCTTTATGACATTATGGGAACGACTATCGTTTTAAATTTCTCAGCTCAAAAAGACACAAGCGTAGGAAGTGCTACAATAACATCGCCTGGAGCCGGTTCAAACATTAAGAGCGACGATGAATTTGACGGCTATACAATTCAGCAAGTAGTTAAAGCGTTAAGAGATTACGGACTTTTAGCATAAGGAAAAATTTATGAGTTTAATTTACACGCCACAACAATTAACAGAAGCGCAGCGAGCAAAGATTTCAGCTAAGCAAGTTTACGATCAGCTTAAGCAGCAACTTAAGATTCAATTTGAGCTTGCATGGAAGAAAAGAGCAGCTCAAGGATTGGTCAACAAAACACAGGCCGAAGCTCAAGCGTTTTGGAATGAAATGGGAACGGCTGGCGTTGCGGCAATGGCTCGCCATGCGGAAGGTCAAACACTTCTTTATAACTTAGATAATACCTACGTTCCGTTGACTCCTCCTTACGAATACGTTGAGAATCAAGACGGAACAATAACAGTAGGAGATTTAATTGTATGACCCATGAAAAAGCACTTGAAATTCTAGCCCAAGCAGCAGCACTCGCGCCTATGCCAAAGCAGCAGCACATTCTAGTTGAGCAAGCTTTAGCAGAACTTAAAAAGCTAATTGAGAAAAAAGATGCGTAAACTTTTAAACCTTTTGGCCAGCAAAATTGCCTTTAAAGAAGGAAAGAAAAAGCAGGTATCTATTGCAGATATCCGTGAGATTCTTGCAATTCTTAAAAAGGAAATCAAAAACGATCCTAGCCTTTTAAAATATTTGGTGGATTAAATGATTAAACTTGGCGACATCGTTCCATTATCTGTTCAAATTTCTGACGGAAATTCTAAGCTCGACATTATGGTTAAAGTTTTAGATCCGGCTACGAAATTACTTTTTGAGGGGCCTTTGACTCATGTTTTAGGCGGATTTTACGAAACAAAGCAGTTCGTAATGCCAGAAGTCGACTATGTTTTTGCGCTTTATAGCGTAGAAAACAACAAGGAATATGCCAGCTCGTCAGAGATTTTCTACCGATCAGAAGTCGAAGAAATATCTCGCGCGCTACTAGACGAACAGGCCGCCAAGTACGATAATTATTATCAGGGGATGATCGTCCAAGAAGAAAAGGACGATTTTCTGGAGGGATATATCAGTGGAACCGTTGAAGCTTAGAGTATTAAATCAATTCGGCGTGTCACAGCCTTTAGGTAATCCCGACGAGATCGAAGTCACGTTTCCTTATGAAAACGACTCACTTGTTAAGCGCATGAGCTATGGCCATGTCAAAATTCTTAACGACAAAAAAGGCGAGTTAGAGGTTTCGTTATCCTCGTTTGACGTACAAGGTTTAACAGAAGGCAAGAATCAAAACTTTTCCGTTAAACTTATTCTTGGCGATAAATTTAAAACAGTAATGTTTGAAAGAGCACTTCACGTTGAGAAACAAATGGTCGACGGCGAAGAAAGAAAGGTTATCACTCGATGAAACCAGAAATTAAAACTTTTGAGTTTAAAGTAGAAGACGCAGATTCTAAAAAAGGAATCATTCGTGGCTTTGCTTCTACATTTGGGAACATCGATTTTGGGGACGACGTTGTAGACGCTGGAGCTTTCAAGAAAACAATTCAAGAAACGCGTGGTCTTGTGCCAATTCTAGCCGACCATGATCCTTCAAAGCCTATTGGCTGGAACGTCAGAGCTGAGGAAACAGAAAAAGGCCTATTTGTTGAAGGCCAGATCAATTTAAAAACTCAGCTTGGAAAAGACCGATATGAAATCGCTCAACAAGCTTTAGAAGTCGGCGCTAAAATGGGTCTTTCTATCGGATACGGCGTAATTAAAGCTATGCCTGATAAAGAGCGCCCTGCTGTTCGTCGTTTAAAAGAATTGAAACTGTATGAATACTCGCTCGTAATCTTCCCTATGAATAATCAAGCGATGATTACAGCGGCTAAATCATGGCAAGACGTTACTGCAACAAATATCGTCGACATGATTTTTGAAAAAGCAAATGCGTTGGGGGTTTCTCCCGACGTAATCGCTGGCGCACTCCTTAAAAAACATGGAGCCGCTCCAGCACCTATCAAAGACGATCCGGCATTAGACCAATCGTTAGATAGATTCCTTAAATCATTAACCGAAGGGGTAAAATAACATGAGTCTAGAAACCAAAATGGACGCGATTGGATCTGCGTTCGAAGAATTTAAAAAACTTAACGACAAGCGTATCAAAGAACTTGAGCAAAAAGGTTTTGAAACCGCTGAAACAAAAGCGGCAGTTGAAAAAGCTAACGCTGAAATCGACCGTTTGAACAACGAAGTTAAAGCTGCTCAAGCTGCTGTTCAACGCGCTGGAAGCATCTCGACTGAATCAAAAGGCGAAAATAGCGAAGAGAAAAAACTCGCTAAACAAGCTTTCCGTAAATTCATGTCAAAAGGCGCTGAGAAACTCACAGTTGAAGAAGTTAAAGCTCTCTCCGTTGGATCTGATCCAGACGGCGGATACTTAGTTCTTCCTGAAATGGCTTCTGAAATCGTTAAAAAAGTTTACGAGTCGTCGCCTATGCGTCAACTTGCAAGCGTTGCTACGATTTCTAGCGACCAGCTCGAAATCATCGAAGACCTCGACGAAGCTTCTGCTGCGTGGGTTGGTGAATCTGCTGCTCGTTCTGAAACCGACACCCCAGAATTGAAGAAAATCGTTATCGCAGTTCATGAGCTTTATGCTAAGCCTAAAGCTACTCAAAAACTTCTCGACGACGCTATGCTGAATGTTGAAGCTTGGCTCGCTGAGAAAGTTGCTGACAAGTTTGCTCGTACCGAAGCAACTGCTTTCATCTCTGGTGATGGCGTTGGTAAACCTCGCGGTATCTTAAGCTATGCTGCTGGAACTTCTTTCCAACAAATCGAGCAAATCAATTCTGGTTCGGCTGCTGCTATCACCGCTGACGGATTAATCGCACTCAGCTACGCTTTGAAAGGTGCTTACAAAGCTGGCGCTGCGTTCATGATGAAACGTGCTACCGTTGCTGATGTTCGTAAATTGAAAGACCAACAAAACCAGTACCTCTGGCAGCCTTCTTTGCAACTCGGACAGCCTGACATGTTGTTAGGTTTCCCAATGTACGAAGCTGACGACATGGAAGCAGTTGGAGCTAACAAACTCCCTATCGCTTTCGGTAACTTCAAAGCTGGTTATCAAATCGTTGACCGTTTCGGCATCCGCGTTCTTCGCGATCCATTCAGCAGCAAGCCAAATGTTGAGTTCTATACAACTAAACGCGTTGGCGGCGATGTTAAAAACTTTGAAGCTATCAAGCTTCTCAAATGTTCC